GCGTAATTGCTGGAATGGATGAAGAATATGCTTATTAATTAACTTTGTAAAAAATAACAAACAATGGCAACACAACACGGAGCAAGGCTTGTTTTTGACAATGCCAAAAATCTCGTAAACAATGCTGGTTTTTCTGCTGGTCAGGCAGTTCTTTCCCAGTCTTATCTTCGCAGTGAGGTAGCAATGTCTACTTCAACTACTTCTTACCAACTTCCTATCCTTGTTAATAGTGTAGGTGCTGGTACAAACTTTGCTACAAACAATCTCTTGAATCTTCAGGATGCATTTGTAGTTAGTTCTATTGGTGTATTTGTTTCTATCCCAGCTGCATCTACAACTACTGCTTTCCCACTTTATACATATCCAAACGCAAGTGCTTTCACCACTGCTGGTGCTGCTGCTGCTTTGTATAATTTGTACAATGGTAAATTGTCCGTTGTTGTAAACAACAGGCAGATCGTTCCAGCTTGGGATCTTTACAGGCACTTGTACGTTCCACAAACTCAACAAGGTGCTGCATCTACTGCAACAACTATTGATGAAAACGATGCAACTGAATTTGGTTACTACCCAGTAGAGCCAAACATTGTATTGGTAGGATCTAAGAACAACGTAATCAGCTTGGAACTTCCAGGTGCAATTTCAACTCTCCAGGCTGCAACTGCCCCCAGGATCGTTGTTATTATGCGTGGTATCTTGGCACAAAATGTTACTCCTGTTAGATAATAACTGGAATTAACTTCTGAAATGGAAAGGGGGATGCCACGTTAAATATAGAACCCCTATTTTTTATGTTCTAAAATAAAACAAAAATGAACAAAGTTCAGAATTACGAATTTATTGAGGTTGTCGTTCCGCAGTCATCCACTGGAACTCGTTTCTACTTCCCTGATCAACCCCAGTTGCGTTTTGTTTCCTTGCTTAATCTTGTTTGCTATACTACTGACACTATTACCAATAGTGTTTTGAGTGGAAATGCTTTGCTTTCACTTGCAAACTTGAAACAAACTTATTTGGTACTTTATTACAATGATAAAGAATCAGTAAACAGGATCCCTGTACTGGAACTCAATAGGGTTGTTTCAAATAGTGCAACTGCTGCATTTAGCTTTGATATTACTCCTTTTGCTGGTCAGCAAATTATTTGGGCAAAGTCATACATTCAAACTCCTACTGCATATAGTTCCATCAGTGGATCTAATTTCAGTGTTTGCTTTGGTGTATATTATGCCTAATAAATCCACTTTTCCTTCACCTTTAATATAATTGTATATGGCAACTTGGAAACCTGAACTGCACAATGCGGAAGATATATTGAACTATTATGATCAATATGATGAAGCTGGATACAGTGTTTATGCTGGTCATAAACCTGATCAAGCCTATTGCCGTTTCACTTACACTGGATCCGACAAGGTTTTGGGTAGGGAAAAACTACAAGAGGCTTTGGCATCGGTTCTTTCAAACCCTGACAATACAAATGTTTATTTGCTTCAAATTTTGGGCAATAAAGGTAAAAAAACGGAAGTTCTTAATTCAATAACATTCCAGCTTAACAAGGCACAAAGTATAATGCCATATCAACAAATGGGAGGTTTTAATCCTAATTTGATGAATGAAATTAATGCTTTGAGATCTGAAATAGCTGCTTTGAAAATGCAACAGGAAATTGAAGAAGATGAAGAAGATGAAGAACCTGAAGAAGAAAATTTCCTTGCTGGATTAATGAAATCCCCACAAGTTCAGACAATGATTCTTTCACAACTTTCCGGTTTATTTGCACCAACACAAAAAGTTACGCACGTTGCTGGAATAGAAAAAACGGAAACAATGGCAAATGAAACCGAAATTGACAACGAAGAACGCATTTATGATGCCGTAGAAAGGCTGAAATTGGTTGATGATCAACTTGCAAGTGATCTTGAATTGCTTTGTGAGATGGCTGAAACCGACAAAATGCAATTTAATTTTCTGCTTAAAATGTTAAGGAAATAATATGCCTGAAATTACTGCTGATAAAATTATAGGTAAAACATTATTTGCCAAAAAGGATTTGACACGTTTAAATTCATCATTGGTTAAAATTGGAACTATTGTTGCTGGATCCCCAGTTGGGCAAGTTTATTCCTATATTCAAAGAGGTGGTAAAGTTTATTGGCAGTTTATTGATTTTAACAATAAGCCTTATTTTGTTCTGCACACTCCTGATAGTTTCAAATTTTCAGGGGATGTTAAACAGGCAATAGAGGAAAAAAAGCAAGAGATTGAAAAGATAGCAAAAGAACAAAAAGGATCAGTTCCATTCTATATTGAAAAGTATGGAAAATGGATCCTGATATATGGAATTGGTGCTTATTTGGTAGCAACATATATAAAAAGTAGAAAATGAAAAACAAAGGGTTAATTTATATCCTGTTAGCTGGTGGTGCTATTTTGTTGCTATCAATGAAAAAAAAGCCTTCATATAAAATTGAAGTTCCCGCACCTGAAAAAATTACTGCTGAACAATTTAGGCAGCCTTCCTTATTGCAAAAAGTTAGCAAGGCAGTTAAAAAAGTTGCTCCAGTAGTAAAAAAAGCGGTTACTGCTGCAAAACAAAAAAAAGCTGCTAAACGATCAATGAAAGTTGGTCAATTTCCTGATATGTGCTAAAAATTAATACAATGAATCCAAAACATTTACAAATAAATATTCAGGATGAAATTTCAGCTGATAAACTGAAATTAGCATATAATAAGAGGGCAAACGATAGGGCAATGTATGAACAGGAAAACAAGTTTTCCAAATCTACTGGTCAGCCTTATCAGAGGTATTATGTAGAAACTAAGGTCTATTACACTACTGCAAACATTGGATCTGAATGTAACGATATTACTTTCATTAATGGAGGTACAACAAATTTAGTTATTGCTGATGTTCCATTACTTCCTAATCAATCTTTGAGAATTTCAGGAAATAGGGGGGAATTAGATACAACACAATACCAATTAACTTTTGCTACTCCTATCAATACAGGAAACTTATTAATTGTAATCCGTAAACTTTACATATAATGATAACACTGGATCTCTCTATACTGAATCAGAAAGGGACTCCAATGTTCAATTCTGATATTTTTGCTAATCGCCCTGCTGCTGGGGTGATTGGTCGTATTTTTATTTCAACTGATACAAAAGTATTTTATCGTGATACTGGAACAACTTGGGAATTGGTTGGTGGATCAGGAACAGGAACAATAAGTGGATCAGGTACTGCTGGAACTTTACCAATTTGGACTGAATCATCCGTTTTAGGTGATTCAACACTTTTGGAAGGTGCAACAAAGTTTACTACTACAAAAGATTTTCAGGCAGATGGTTACTATCTAAATGGAATGACTGTTGGATCTGGTGCATTGTACTGGGCAAGTGATCGCGTAACTCTTGCAAATTACAATGTTGGTGGTAGTGTTTATATTGAAACTAATGGAGGTCAATTTGCAACAATAATTGGTGCAGATCTTTCCTTAACAAATAATGGATATATAAGTGCAATACCTTCTTTAACTGCTGCAAATAATGCTTCCAGTGTAGCAATATATGGTCAAAATAGTTTAGGTATTGCTGCTGGTTTTAGTTCAAACAATATTGGTGCTATTTATGGTGCTATTGCTGGTGTTAATCTGCAAATATTTGCTGGTTCAGCAACTTTTGCACAGGCAAATGTGGCAAGTGCATCATTGGGAGTGAATTCAATAGATTTTAGTTCTGCTGGATCTACTATTACAATGACACAAGCTGCTGGTATTAGGGCAATGGCGGGAAATATAGCACAGGTTCAATATCAAGGTACTAATTCGGGTACTATTACACACGCAGCAATTCAGCAAAATTTAGGTTTTTATCGCCCAAGTAGTGCAAGTGGTACATTAACAATTACCAATGCATATAGTCATTTGATTAATGCACTTGATGATTATGGTGCTGGATTCACATTTACCAATCGTTGGGGAATATATCAAGCTGGAGCAAGTGATAAAAATTACTTTGCTGCAAATATGCTTTTGGGATCTACTACTGATAATGGATTAAAATTACAAGTAACTGGTCAAAGTTATTTTAGTTCAAATGTAGGGATCGGAGCGACCCCTTCTGCACGAAATTTGACTGTTACATCAAATGGTATAGGAATAAGAATGGATAATAGCTCTAATTCAAATGCTGGATTAGAGTATTATGTAAGTACAGGCTTATTTTATAACTGGCTATTAGGGGCACAATATAATTTATCTAATACTTTTGAAATTACGCCATCAACAACACTTGGAGGTACTACATATTCCATTCCTGCTTTTGTTGTAACTGCAACTGGAAATGTTGGAATTGGCGGTAATACTCCGACTTCTAAATTGTCAGTTTACACATCAAATTCAGGTTCTTCTCCTACTCCAATAGTAAGACTTGAAAATACAGGTACAGGATACCAAGCAAGAATGGTACTAACCGATGGTACTACTTCTGATGGTATTATAGCATTTCAAGGAGGTGTTTCTTCAACGTTACAATATTTAGGTTTTGGTATTGGTTCATCACCTACTCAAATGATATTGAATGGAGATGGAAATCTAATAATTGGAACAACAATCGCAACAGGTGAAAAATTACAAGTAAATGGTACTGCTGGTTTTAGTTCAACTGTTACTACAGGTAGTAGTTTTGTGTCAATTGTAAACAATGGTTATGGTTTGATATTAAAAAGAAATGCAGTTACAAACTTCAATGGAATATCATATCAAACTAATAATATAACAAAATGGTTTATTGGATTAAGAGAAAACCTGAGTTCTGATGATTATGTAATATATAATGAAACTACTGGAACTGATGTTTTAAAAATAGACAGTGCTACAAACCAGTCTATATTTACTGGAAGTATAAGAGTAAATGGTCAAACTTCTGCTACTGCTGGTGGATCATCAGGTCAGCATCTTATTATAAATTGTGATGGAACTACTTATAAAATTGCTTTGTTAAATAATTAAAATATAAAAAATGAAACAAATACAACCTATTCAAATTTGGGTTAATGGTTCCCAGCAAACAGGATCTTGGTTAAGTGCATATATTATCAATGACAATTTGCTTGATACTGCAACATTTTATTGGTCAATTTTGGCAAATGGTGATGGACCTGATACTGCTGGTGCTAAACTTTCTGAAGGCAATAGCACTATTTCAGGCGAAAATTATATCATTTGGGGTGAGGCAACTGATATTAATTTGGCAGCTTATCAGTGGATTGCTACTGAATTAAACCTAACTTTGATCTAATTATTAACATTTAAAAATTGACAAAATGAACGAAAAACAAGCATTGGAAGTAATTAAAGCTATCTTGGATCTTGCAACTCAAAAAGGTGTATTCACAAAAATTGATGAATCATTTACTGCAATTCAGGCATTTAATAAGATTGCCGAAAAATTTAAGGAAGAAAATGCAGAGTAATACTGATCCTACACACGTTGCCACATTCAGCACTATTTTGTTTTCCCTATTGGGAGTGCAGAATATTTCTGAATTGGCAAATGTGGTCTTTTTGGGTGCCAGTACAATATCCTGTACAATTTCCATTTTAGTTGGTATTAAACAACTTAAAAAAAAGTAATATGAACAGAATATTGAAAAACATTAAGACTTCATTTTTTGGATCCATTGCTGGTGGATCCCTTATTTTAGATGGTATTCAGGAAAGAAACTGGATAACTGTTATTGCTGGTATTGCTGCTGCTATTACTGGTTTATTGGCAAAAGACAATGATGTCCAATAAGAAAAAAATTTATATTGGTATTGCAGTTCTATTAATCCTATTATTCGGGAAAAAAGTGAGTGCATTTAATCTAATCAAAAAGTTTGAAGGTCTTGAACTAACAAGTTATCCCGATACAGGCGGGATTTGGACTATTGGTTTTGGTTCCACTATCAATAAGGACACAGGACAGGCAATAAAGCAAGGTGATAAAATTGATGTTGCTACTGCTGAAAGATGGTTGAAACAAGATATTGCAGAACGTGAAAAGAAAATAAATGGATTAATTAAAGTTCCTGTTACTGCAAATATGAAAGCTGCACTGGTAAGCCTTGCATATAATATCGGTACTGGTGCATTTGCTTCCAGCACATTGTTAAGGTTGTTAAATTCAGGTGCAGATAAAAAACTGGTTGCTGATCAGTTTTTAAGATGGAATAAAGTGCAAGGAAAAGAGGTTAAAGGATTAACAAATAGGCGAAAATTAGAACGTGAATTGTTTTTAAAATAGTACATAGGTTCATAAATTGAGGTGTTTTTTCAGGGGAAAATTTCTATTTTCCCCTTTTTTTTGTCTAAAAATTTGGAATATTCAAAAAAAGTAATTTAGATTCGCAGTAACAAATGATTTTTAACTCAAAAACGAAAAACAATGAAAAAAACTGCTATTCAGATCATCCTGATCGTTCTCGGTGCTATTCTTTTATGCTTTGCTGATAATTTATGATAAGGGTTTGTGCTTGGGTAATATCGGTTTTGTACCTGATATTAATAGGAATCCCAGTTGCAATATTCCTTTTATTCATTTTACAAATTTTATCAATCCTTAAATTTTTTAGCAATGTTAGAAAAAAAAGAAAAGAGCATCATTGTTCACAATTACCTGTATGGTCTTATGACCTTTCTGATCAATCGGAACATTCCTTTCACTGAACTGGAAGGTGGTCGGATTGAAATTTTTTATCCTTCTGAATTAACTTTATTCCATATCGGATACCATTTTGGTAGATATGCTGAAATGCAAAACAATTAATTTTATGGAACTATTTAACAATCTTAGGGAATCAATGCTGGAAATTGAGCATATTCAGCAAAAGATCAATAACTTAAAAAAATATCAGTTGTCAGGTGATATTTCAAACATTAGGATATATTTTAATCAAGGGCAACAAAATTGTTTATTGATGCAGCTTGATACTGATATATCTTTGGTCAATGAATTGAGATTATTGATTAATGAAAGTATTGATCTATATGAACAACAAATTATGCAACTTAAATTAAATTTTTAATTATGTCAAATGATGGTAATGTAACTTTTGTAGAAACCCCATTTTTTATAACATTCACTTGGAAAGAAAATGTTGTTAAAATTAGTTTAGTTAATGGTAATGATTTGATTAAGATTGCAATGTTGCTATCTGAATTAATGACGAAAAATGGAATTGAAAATAAAATTGAAAAAATAAACAAAAATGAAACCTTACACAATTAACGGAAACAAGTATTACTTTGAAGTTTTTATTTCAGCAAATGAACCCTTTATTTTGTTATCTACAACTGAATATCCCAGTGAAGGGTTAAGTAAAATATATTTTTTGCGTAAATATTCAATGAAGTACGCAATGGAAGATTTTGTGAGATATGAAGCAATTGTAAACGATCGCAACTCCGCAAAACAAAATGAGGTGCGTTAATTGCTTAAAACTTTTCACAATAACAACACACAGGGGCAAGGTAGGTAAAGCACTTTGCCCCTATTGTTTAACCTTAAATTCAAATAAAAATGTCTCAAAGAAACAAAGATCTACCAGCAATGCCAGTTCATCCAATGCAAGACAAATTTGGTCAGGTGATCCTGATGGCGGGAATGTCAAAACTGGAAATAACTGCACTTAATATCCTGTCTGCACAATTACGCAAAAATAATGTAGAGGATCTATCCAATGAAGATATTACCTACATTATCAATCAATCTTATAATATTGCAGATGAATTTTGTGCATATTTAGAAACTAAAAGTGAAAAGGAAAGTAGTATAATAATTTAAATTGTGTAAACCAATGACAAATGATCTACACGAAAAATTGTTATCCCGAAAATTTAGGCAAAATTATACTCCACCTGATGAAAATATAATTTTTACTATTGATGGTAAAAATATAGGTTGTTTGCAGTCTTTTGTATGTTTTCAGGGGTTGCCTAAGGCTGGTAAAAGTACATTTATAACAAGTGCTATTGCTTCTGCTTTTACAACTTGGGATATATTCGGAATGAAATTAAAGTTTCCTCCCAACAGGAAACGAATTTGCTATATTGATACTGAAAGTAGCGATTTTGATTATTACAGGGTATTGGACAGGATCAGGCAACAAATAATAACTGATCATTTACCACATAATTTTGATTCATTTTTGTTCAGGGAAGATTCGCCAAATGATATTCAGCAAATGATAGAACTTTATTTACAGGAAAACCCTGACTGCTCTATTTTGGTGCTGGATGGAATATTGGATCTTATTTCAGATTTTAATTCAGTTGAACAATCATTTTTTCTTATTCAGTGGTTGAAAAAAATTACCAAAATTCACAATTTACTTATCCTTTGCGTTCTGCATTTAGGTAAAAAAGATCAAAACTCTATTGGTCATATTGGATCTTATCTTGACAGGAAGGCACAAAGTGTATTGAAAATTGAAAAGAATAAGGAAAACAAAACTATTGATCTTTCCGCTACATTTTTAAGATCATCCGATGAATTTAATCCCATTTCAATTGCTTATACTGGATCCAGTTGGAATCAGGTAAATACTGCAAATGAAAAAACAGGAACCTATATTTTTGGGATGGAAAAAACAAGCCTGATCAATAGGATCTTATTTCAACCACGCAAATATTCTGAAATGCTATCTGACTTGGAAGAATTTACAGGAAAAGGATCTACAACTTGCAAAAAGATTTTAAAGGACTGGATTAATGATGGATCAATTTTAAAAATTGGGGAATTGTATAAACAAAAATAGGATCAGTCGCCTGATCCTACTTGACAAATGATCTTTCTAACGAAAAACCACTTTCCCTTCATTGCAAAAATAGAAAATTTCTAACAAAATGAAACTTTACACTGCCATTATTTTTTTTAAACCTGAAACTGGAATTGCACCCCGAAAATATCGTAATATAAACAACGTTGATAATCTGCTCAAATTTGCCCTTAAAAGTGGTGGTTGGTATGTGAACCTATATTGCAAGAGAAGTAGGGAATTTGAGGCACGAAAATACCTTACAGGGGCATCCTGACAAACATTAACACTGCAAACAAACGCAAAAGGGGCAATTTGCCCCTTTTTTTATTGCTAAAGGTGAAGGAAAAGTGATTTTAGATGAATTTTGGTCAGTTTAGGTCAATTTTCGGGTTGGTCAATTTTGTTCAGGAAACATGGGTAGGACACTTTTCCCCCCCTAAAGGGGGGTAAAAGTGTACCTACAAACTGACCTTGTTTCTGACCTATTCCGACCTAAATTTGTTTTTTTGAATTTTTTTCAGTAATTTTGGGTAATTATTTGAAAATTTTGAAAATGAGAAATTGGATTTTAATCGGTTTGGCAGGTCTGACAGGATGGTATTTGCTTGGAAAAAGTCAGTTAGCTGCAAAAACAAAATTGATATTTAAAAAATTGCGTTTTGCCAACAAAAAATTTGAATTAATTTTTGGTGTTCAGAATCCCACTGGTCAAACTGCAAAACTTTCTGCCATTACTGGTGAAGTTTATCTTGGGGATAAATTGATAGCTGATTTTTCCAGCTTTGGTGAACAAAAAATTGCTGCACGTTCTGAATCTGAATTGAAAATACAGGCTTCACCTACTATTGGAATACTCCAGTTAATAACTTCAAAAGGATGGTTGAAAAAAGGTCTGCAATACACGATCAAAGGAACTGGAAATTTTGATGGAATTGTGGTTCCTTTTGACTATAAAGCGAATCTAATTTAATGCAGAAAAATATACTTTTGGGTAGATTAAAAAGTTTTGGTGGAAACTCCAAAATGATAGTCAGGGATCAACAAGTTCCTGATATTATATCTGCTATGCTTTCTGCACATAAACTTTACGCAAGTGAATATGATAAAATTAGTCAAGATTTTTATTCAGGTGATGGTATTCAAACTGCAAAGAAACTTTTTGAATTTCTCAAAAAGAATGTCAGGTATAAAATAGAATCTGACAAGGCACAAAGAATAATGTCTCCCAGTGCTATTTTGTCGCTGGGAAAAAATGACTGCAAAAACTATGCACTTTTTATAATGGGTGTATTAGATAGTTTGAAACGAAAAGGATTAATAAATAACAAAATATATTATCGTTTTGCCAGTTATAAACTACTGGATGAAATTCCGCACCACGTTTTCGCAGTTATTCAGGATCAGAATGGAAATGAATATTTTATTGATCCAGTGCTATCAAAATTTAATGAAAGGAAAACATATTATCATAAAATAGATAAAGAACCCACTATGCCACTATATTCCGTTTCAGGTATTGGTGCTGCTAAAAAGAAAACTGCTGCAAAAGCGGTTACTACTGCTGCACCAAAAGAAAAAAAGAAAATTGTTCTAAAAATTGCACTTGCTCCAGCAAGAGGATCCTTTCTTTTGTTGGTAGGTCTTAATTTTATGGGACTTGCTACAAAGTTGAAAAATGCTTTTGACAATAGAGCTGATGAAACGCAGAACTGGTGGAAAAATTTAGGTGGGAATCCGAACGAACTTTTGAGAAAAGTTGAACAGGGAGCAAAAAAGAAAAAATTGCTTGGTGCTGATGTTGAATTTGCTTCGGAAGGTCAGGTTGGGGTAGTTGCTGCTGGAACTGCTGCTGCTGCTGCCACTGCTGCACCTATTTTGATCAAATTAGCTGAATTTTTGTCAAAGTTGGGAATTGATGTTAAGGAAGTTTCCGAAGTTGGTAAAAGGGTTTTGGCAAAACAGGTTAAAAATGTAGTTGAAAAGAAACTGGAAACTGATGCACAAATGGAACAGGCTTCACAGGATGAAGTTGATAGAATTGTGAATCAGGCTGAAAATTTCAATGCTGATGGATCTAAAAAAATGAATTATTTGCCAATTGTTATTGGTGGTGCATTGGTAATATATTTGATCAGTCGCAAAAAATAACCACTTTCCTTTCACCTTTAATATGTATTCAAACTATCCAGTAAAGGCTTCAAAAAACGCAACCGAAGGATATATTTTGAATCTTATGAAAGGAAGTTGCAAAAATGCAACTGGAGTGAAAACGGCAATGAAATTGATGAATAGGGATGTGCTGAATGAAAAATTTGTGAAAAAAATCTATTCATATCTGAAAAGGGCAAAAGTTTATGTTGGTGATAAAGATAGGTGTGGTTACATATCCTATCAACTTTGGGGAGGAATGGAAATGTTGAAATGGTGTGAACAAACATTAAAAAAGTAAATTATGACTGCAAAACAAAAGGCAGCAAGGGAAAAATTCAAAAAGGTAGTTGCGGAAGCTGGAAAACTTCGCAAAAAGAATCCTAAACTTACACAGGCACAGGCAGTTAAACAGGCTTGGGCAATTAGTTATTCAAAAGCTGGTGAAACTAAAAAAGTTGGTGCCGTTAAAAAGAAAGCTGCACCTAAAAAGAAAGCTGCATCAAAAAAAGTAACTGGATCCCATAAAGACACAAAAAGTCATAATGTAAATATCAGGGTTGTTTCAGGATATAAAAAAGTAGGTGCTTTGCCTATTGATTTTAAAGGAAACTTTTTAGGTTATAGGTTTAAAGTATTGAATCAATATCAGTTGGATGGTGGAGTAACTGCTCAACTGGTGGAACTTGATGGAAAAGGTGATATTATTGCTGAACTATCAGGAAATCCAAAAGAAAATGACAGGGCAGCCGCAGTATTATATTCAGGTGGACTTGCAACCGGTAAGGATGTTTATTTGGATGATAAAGACAAAAAAGATCTACAAAAAAGAATTAAATCTTTTGTTGTTGGATTAAATAAAGAGGTTGCAGCATATAATTCAGGTAAAGATACCAGTAAGAAAAAAAGCAAAGGTTTAAAAATTGTTTACAAACCTGAAACTAAAAAACTGGCAGTTGTTGATCAAATTAAATCAATACTGAAAAGCAATAAAAAAATATTAAAAGGTGGATATACTTTGAAAACTGGTATGATAAGAGAAAAGAAAATTGCTGGAATACAAGTTATTAATGGTATTAATGATGATATTTTAAAAGAATTAAAATCTATTCAACAAAGAGAGATATATTTTAATGATCTTTTACAAAAACAACTTTTTGAAGAAGCTGCATTGAAATCTCAATCAAAAGGTAAAAATGCTGGTATTGCTAAAGCACAATTAATAGCAACAAGGCGATACATCAAGGATATAAAAAACATATTGATGCGATTGAAAAAACAAAAAATTGCATTAAAAAGAGATATTAAATAAAAATCTTGGGATAGCTTCCCACATAAACAAAAAAAAACAAAAAAAATGGCACGTAGAAAAAAAAGGTCTGCCCCCAGCCGTCGCAGGAAATCCCGCAGAATGGGTGCAATCGGTAAGTCTTTTATTATGGATGCTGCTGGTCTTGTAGCTGGTGCTGCTGCTGCAAGGGTACTGACTTCAAGTGGTAAAATTCTTCCAAACTTGGATGCGAAAATCAAGTCTGCTGCAGTAGTGGCAATTGGTGCTTTCTTTCCTAAATTTGTAAAGGGTTCTTTGGGTAAATCAATTGGTGATGGTATGGTAGCTGCTGGTGGTCTTGGACTGCTTCAAGCGACTAACATTCTTGGTGCCATTGACAATGCAATGGAAATTCCTGTTAGCGTTATGGCTGGTGATGATCTTAGCGTAATTGCTGGATATACTCCTGACAATCTTAGCGTAATTGCTGGAATGGATGAAGAATATTCTTATTAATTAACTTTGTAAAAAATAACAAACAATGGCAACACAACATGGTCAACGCCTTATATTTGACAATGCAAGAGCGTTAGTAAACAATGCTGGTTTTTCTGCTGGTCAGGCAGTTCTTTCCCAGTCTTATCTTCGTTCTGAAGTAGCAATGTCTACTTCAACTACTTCCTACCAAATTCCTATCTTGGTAAATAGCACAGGATCTAATA